GAGCGGGGTATCCTGCGGGGCAACCGACCCCATCCACTAGACATGATTCGGGTATGTCCCATACCCCAAGGGATGCTGATACTGCATAGATTGCGCTAAGTATTAAGACATAAAGTACGACTGCTCGCACCCGCTTGCCTCGTCTATTTAGTTTCATCGCTTGTACTCCTTGGCATGTTGGCATGTGGATAGGGGGATGAGACAGTCACCGCAGATTGTCTCGGTGCTGTCTGCTTGCACACCATCAAGCACCTTGCATGATATGCATCGCATCACCAACTTTCCGCCATAATTTATGGCATCAAGTTTCACACCCTTCGCACCGCAAAAACTACAGGTCATGATGCCACCGCCATGACTGATGGCATGCTTGCTTTGAGTGCCTTGGTAATCTTTGCCATCTCCTCGACACTGAACCCACCTAGTGTGTGCCATGATGAGCAGTAGTCTCCAGTAACCTGACTTAAGACAGAATAGAATTCTTCCTTGATTGGTTCTTCTTGTTTTGTTTGATTGCGCTTGGCGATACGGCGTAGGCGCTCTGCTCTGATGTCCTTAGTTGGGCGCTCTTTACGGCGCTGAATCATGCGCTTTATTACTGACCAGTATTCATCGCGGATGTCCATGAGTCGGAAGTCTGTCTTAGGACATGCAATTCCTGACCAGCCTTCGCGTGGTCGGTGAGTTGGACAATCGGCTCCATAGGTCGTGCAGTTGGTCATCCATATAACGCTTGGGCTTCTGTATCCAGTCTTTGGTTGTCCATCTTCATCAAACATTACATAGTAGCGATTGGATTTGTGTTGTTGATGTGTCTTAAAACATGACTCATGGTATGTCTCCATGTGATTGTTGCGAGAGGTTGCATAGTAAGCAACGCCTGCTTTTAGTTCTGCTTTCTTCACTTGCTTCTCCTGTCGTATGTGGTGCCGATAATGCGGGGACTATCCCTGCTTTATCTTGTGCCTCAATGGTCGCATGATGACCGCGTGCCCGTCAAGCATTTGAGGCTGTGATTTGCATCACATTTTTTCTTCTGTATTAAGACACACTCACAATCCTTACCGATTGTTTGAGAGTCTCGGCTAGTTTGCGGAACTCTGCAAAATCCTCGGCGCTTAGTGTGTTCTTAGATTCAAAACCGCTTCCGCTGTAAAGGTTAAAGGTAATCTTCATGCTGTCACCTCCTCTGTCTTAAGTAATGATTTCTTGATGGCTTCAATATCTGTGTCGTCAATGTTTGTGTCGTAAGACACACCACATTTAGGACATGCAATCTCTGCCATGAATCTCATGCCATAAGGTGCAAGTGTGATGCGTGTCACGCTGTTGCAATCCTCACATGTGCCAGTCATGTCTTAAGCCACAACTTTCTTATTTGCAATCGCTGTCCATTTAAGGGCGATGCGGTAGGCATGCTCTGAATCTGTGCAGTTGTTAATCTCTGCCTCAAACTCTGCAACCTCCATGTGCGCTCGGCGTAGTGCCTTGTACGCATCCGCCATTGCGTATCGTGCATCCATTTATGCCACCTCTTTTTCTGTCTTAAGACATGCCCAGTTTCCACCTTGTGAGTAGCGCCATCCTGTGCCCTCGGTGTATAGATAGAAATACTCCTCGCCTGCGTTGAAGTTCTCGAACCAATCGCCCTCGCCTGTAAATGTGCGGGCGCTGTCGCTTGGTGTGCCATAGGCTCCCGCCTTGGTTTCTTCTAGTGTTTCCATGAGTGCAGAGAATCCGCCAAGGTTGATGAGTTCTGTTGCCTGTTGTGCTGTGTTGTAGAACTGAACAAGTCCAGCCCCTACCCCTTCGGGGTATCCATCCCAGTGACAGTAAATCGCTTTGATTGTGCCATCTTCTGACTTAATACCGATTGTGCTTCTTGTTGCCATGTTCTTTTTCTCCCGTTCTTTTTGGTGCCAGTAAGGGGGGAATCTCCCCGCCTTACCTTGTGCCCCAATCGTGTCGTGAACACGCGCCTTCTGTCAAGGGTTGGGGCTGTGATGTTGGTCACATTGTGTCTTAATACAGATTAGTTAATCTTTCTGTGAACTTTTCCATATCTGCGCTTGCTTCTTCCCACTCCTCAAATAAGGTGCGTAGTGTGAGAAACGCGATAGGTGGCAGGTCTCCAATGATTTTGAAAATATCTTCCTCTGCCTTGTCCCTTCTTTTTTCTGCCTTGCCTTCTGCTTCTTGAATCCTTAGGCGTAGCGCCTCTTTCCAATCTGTGGCGGGCTTGTAATCTGTTGCCATGTTCTGTCCCCTGTCTTAATACACAACCTGCGCGGTGCCTGTCGTGGTCTTGCTTGGTGTAACCATCTCACGCGGTGATTGAGTCTGTCAATCATTTTGCGTGTGATGTTCGTCACACCTAACCCTCAACTTTAGGTTGAGAGTTCGTGCCCCCGTTGGATTGTGAATCCGTACCCTATCGGCGGGGGCTGTTGTGTCTTAAGTCACACCGCCTTGAAGTATGTCTCACATTGTGAGCACATCACGCCTGATTGGATTACGGTGGCGCTTGCGCGGATTATCTGCTCACAATCGCATTGTGCCTTGATGAGATTGGTGTTTCTGCCCTTAGGCTTTTGAGTGCCCTCGCCTAATGCGGTGAGGTCATAGGCGGTTGCAACAATTTTGAGGGCTTTTGCCCATCGCTTAGCGCCAAATTCTGTGAGGCTTGTTGATGAATAGCCCTTTTTGGTTTTTTCTGTCTTAAGACCTAACGCCTCGGCTTGTGTCTTAAATTTGGCGTTGTGATACTGATTTGAGGAACAATCCTCGATGCCGTTCATGTGATTGAGTGAGTGTGCAACCTCATGCAACAAGGTTGAAAATAAATCCTCGGCGCTTGAGAAAGTCTCAAGGTTAAAGGCAATCTCGTTGAAAGATTCCCCGCCATTTTGCCAAGGGGTGTAAGGGGTGAAATGTCCTCGGCGACCCTTGAGGTCACGAGTCACGAGGAGGGTTGCACGCGGTGCGCCTGTCTCGGTCTTGATGATTTCATGAGCAGATTCAAGCGCCTTGGTGAGAGTGCTAAGTGCCTCCGCCTTGGTTGATGCCTTGCCTGTCTTGGTTGCGGTTGTTGCGGTCATGTTCGTTTCTCCTGTTCTCGTTAAGCCGTTGTGACTTAAGCGATGGGAGAACCATCTCATGCCCTATGCATGCGGTGTCAACCGACAAATCGGACATTTTCAAATTATTTTTGTGAGTTGCATCACATCCCCTCAAGCGTGCTTGTGTCTCACATAATGAGACGGCAAGTGAGCGCCCCCGCATGCATGCCCCCCGCCCCCCCCGCGCTCCTTGTAAGGGGAAATAGTTAACCGCCTTGTGAGTGATAGCCCGCTCACATCGCTAGTTCTCGCATCGCATCGCATCGGCTTGCCTTGTTCTTGTAAGTAGATGAGTGATTGCGGTGTCGTGTTCGACCCCAGGGTTGTTAAATGCGGTGTATATGTGTATATGTGTATGTACCCACATAACTTTGATAGTCCTCGTTATGGGGCGCTGAGCAGCACTTATGTCTTAAGATAAAAGATTTTAAAAATACTTGCTAAAAAAGTGTCCAATAAAGTGTCTCTGGACACCTATAGTATAGTGAGGGGCGTAAATAATGCAGCCCCTCTGCTTACTAGCAACCAGCCCTAAGGCTGGTACCCTAATAAACGCCCTAACCTACGGCTTCCGCCTTAGGGCTACAGCCTACGGTTAGGAAAGAGAGTTTTGCGAAACGCTCCCAAAAAGTCGCGTTTCTGCTACATGCCTATGGAAAGAAAAAGAACGACTGCCGCATCCCATAAGTCGGATGCCATTAAAAAGCAAGTTATAGATTTTCTTATGCAGGGGTACTCTGTCCAAAAAGCGATGGATGCCGTGGGTCGAAGTGTAAAGACCTACGAGTATTACCGTAAGACAGACCCCTCCTTTGCACTAGGAGTAGACAAGGTACGGTCCATGACCGCCCGTGGGGACATCAATACACCCCGTGAGGAAGTGCCTCCTTTTGCGGAGTTTTCTAGCAAGTATCTAGGCTCCGAGGTCTATCCACATCAACGACATTGGATTGACTTATTGGAATCCCGACCTCCCGTTGATGTGCATCCTTCCATCATATTTGAGCCTGGGGACCCAGACCTACTGATTGTTAATACCCCACCAGAGCATGCTAAGTCTACGACCATTACGGTCAACTATGCCCTCTACGAGATTTGCCGTAACCCAAACATAAGAATCATCATTGTGTCTAAGACACAGGCTATGGCGCAAAAGTTCCTGCTTTCCATAAAGAACCGTTTAACTCATCCTAAGTACCAAGACCTCCACCTGGCATTTGGTCCACCTGGGGGCTTTGAAAAGAATTCGGATTCGTGGAAGCAGGACTTAATTTACTTGTCCTCCGAGGCAAGAGACTCAGGCGAAAAGGACCCAACCGTTCAGGCTATTGGTGTTCGTGGTCATATCTACGGTGCCCGTGCTGACTTAATCATCATGGATGACTGTGTTGACCATACCAACGCCCATGAGTATGAAAAGCAAATTGACTGGATTCAGTCTGAGGTTATGTCCCGTATTGACCAAGACGGCGGTAAGTTACTTGTCGTAGGCACTCGCCTTCGCCCTAAGGACTTGTACTCTGAATTGCGTGACCCAATGCGTTACCCAGACGAGACTTCCCCTTGGACATACTTTGCACAACCCGCAGTATTAGAATTTGCGGAGGACCCTACTGATTGGGTAACTCTCTGGGCTAAGACCAATATGCCACCTGTCAGTGGTAAAGGTATCCCAGATGAAGATGGTTTGTACGACAAATGGACTGGACCTGCTCTTGCAAAAAAGCGTGGTCGTATGTCGCCCAATCTCTGGGCAATGGTTTATCAGCAGCAGCAAGTCCATGAGGACTCTGCCTTCCCTGGCGCTGCAGTAAAGGGTGTC